AACTATTTGTCAAGAGCGCAGACTTTAATGAAGTTTTTAAGCACATCACTATGAGCGGGGTAAAGTACTACCCTGTTCGTAGATGGGCTAATTTTGAACCGTTATATACTTCCGGGTACAAACTTGAACTAGATAAGGATCATTCTATTGTGTCTTTTTTGATTCTTCAATTTGACCTAAAAGTTTTAGATTGAGGTGGTTTGTGTTATACTAAATACATTGCTAGATGGTCTAGCAATTCAACAGACTTTAACCAAGATGCTCTTAGTCTGTGAGCAGTAAAAGGAAAATATGATGTACGCAAACAAGCTCGTGGCGAGCCTAAAAGCCAATGGTAAAATTCTCCGCGAATTTAAAGACAATGTTTATATTCCCTTCGGCAGCGAATATAGCTTCTTACTAAAAAACCTAAACACAAAACGAGCATTAGTCAATGTATTCATTGACGGTGAAGACATGACACCCGGTGGTCTTGTTATCAATGCAGGTCAAGAGATTGACTTGGAACGCTCAATCAAAAACGGCAATCTACGTGAAGGTAACAAGTTCAAGTTCATTGAACGTACCGGTGCAGTAGAGAAACACCGTGGTATCAAACTAGAAGATGGATTGATTCGTATTGAGTTTCAGTTTGAACTATACGACATGAATCAGTTCTTTGTCAGCAATCAAATCTATAACAAGAGCATCATGCGTGGTATCGGTGGCGACACGTTCGCTGTCCCGCAAGGAACTGGAAGCGCATTGTATAGTAGCGTAAGTGGCTCAACTGGTGATGGTGCTTGGCTTAGTGCTAGTGGCGCAATGACTAACTCAATGAATGTTTCGGCTCAAGCACAGTCAATGAACGATGTTGGTATCACTGTGGCAGGTAGTAAGAGTGAACAACGATTCACTACTACATCTATGGGTGTGTTGGAAGCTGAGAAGCATTCAATCATCTTTATGTTGTTGGGTGAGACTGCTGACAACAAGCCAGTGTTACAACCTGTCAACGTCAAGATGAAACCCAAGTGTACTACTTGCGGTAAGCAAAACAAAGCAACAAACAAGTTTTGCAGTGAATGCGGAACAAGTTTAGAACTATTTGCTTAATTGACTTCTACTCTAAGTTGTGATATACTTAGGGTATGCAAATACAATCTTCTCTCGACTGGAACCATGTTCATTCTGAATTGAGAACTCAGATTGGACAGGTTCCTTTTAATCCTGACTTGCGTAGAATGTTAAACAACATTAGCAATATGGTAGCAGAGTTAAGTGCTGCCGAAGTAGAAACCAGACGGCTCAACAAACCCGAGTACAATAAAGAAAAGGTCGATGCTATTAATAAAGCAATCGACCATTTAGAGAAGTTACTCCTTATCGCCCAGTTGTGTAAATAGCCTATCAACGTACCTGCGTTTTTCTAGTTCACAGATTGACAGTTATTACCAAAACTGATATAATACAAACATGAATCTTACTGAACACCTTCGTAGTCGCCATCTAGACTTAGAACTACATCGTCCAATGCTTGATGATGTAGAGCGTGTCGCCACATTTTATCTTTGGAACTTGAGTGGTCAGTTAGTTGGCTACCAACAATATAGACCTGATGGCGAAAAGAAACCTAACAACAATCCCAAAGAGGGCAAGTACTTTACTTACCGAAAGCAACCTACTCTTACAGTTTGGGGTGTAGAAAGTTTGCACCTGACTCCTAATGTCGTGTTTGTGTGTGAGGGTTTGTTCGATGCCGCCCGACTCACTGAGCGTGGTGTTAGTGCGTTAGCAGTATTAAGCAACAACCCTACTCCCGACTTGCGTAACTGGCTTACTTGTCTTAACAGAAAAGTAGTAGCTGTCTGTGATAATGACACCGCGGGTCGTAAGTTAGCAAAGTTCGGCGATGTTGCTGTTTTCTGTGAGGATCATGACTTGGGTGATAGTAGTGATGAATATGTTACTAATTTATTGAAGGAGTTCGCATGAATTTGACAAAGTACGGTAAGTACAAGCTACAAAACAAAATGGCACTCTACAAAGTAGACAAAGACTTTTCCGACCCCATCTACAATTATCTTGTGCATGGGTTCAATCCCGGATCCTTCTTCACAAGCGTGTTGGCAAATGACTTCATGGATGCTGTTGCTCGTTCGCACCCAGCCAACACAATTCCCGCATTGAAAAAACTGGTGTCTTTCATTGTCAACGAAATGCCTCATGGAATCACACATGGTTCTTATGAGATTGTTGATGCATGGACAAAGTTATCTACAGAGGAACGTAGAAAAGTCTTAGAAGAATGTAAACTAATCTTTACTGAGAAGGAAGAAATTGTAAAGGTGCTCAAAGACGAGCCAGTGTCTGAACCCCAAATGTGGTAATACTTTAGTACTACACAAATAAAAGTTGACAATAAATCACTTAGGTGTTATACTTACAGTATGGAAATCGAAATTGTAACTCGTTCTGTCAAGCGTAAACTTACGATTGAACTTGCAACCCAATTCTTGCGTAAAGAATTAAAACTGGAGAAAAGCAAATATGCGTTAACAATTTACAATTCCCCTGGATTGCGTAAACGGGAAGGCTACAACGGAGTATGCTCTGAGGTTGCCTATCGTGATATCGTAATTATGATTGATGGGGGCCTAGGCGAAGCTGACTTGGTTCAGTGTCTAGCACATGAAATGGTTCACGTGAAACAAATCGCAAAAGGTCAACTTCAACTTGACTCCAAGCAACGTCAAACTTGGTTGGGTCAAAAGGTCAACACAGTCTATCACGAGCGTCCCTGGGAACAAGAAGCATTTGCCCGCGAGAGACTTTTAGCATCACGTGCCCTAGTTTATTGCGAAAAAGAATTGGGCAAACGATTCAAAAAACTTTCAAAAAGTATTTGACAATAAATCCAATCTGTCATATACTACACATTCTAAATTTTCTTAAAGCCAACAACAGGAGTTAACAATGGCATCAGTCGTTTCTGACAATCACACAATCACATCGTTGCAAGCTGCCAAATCACTTAAGCAAGCAATGAAATCTAAGCGTCCCGTATTCTTGTGGGGCCCTCCCGGCATCGGTAAGTCTGATGTTGTGCAACAACTTGCAGTCGAGCTTGGTGGTTCACCTGATGCTATGATTGACTTGCGTATGGCACAAATGGAACCCACTGACATTCGTGGTATCCCATTCTTCAACAAAGAGAACGGTAAGATGGATTGGGCTGAGCCAGTCGATTTGCCTAGCGAAGAATTCGCATCACAGTTCAAAACAGTCGTGTTGTTCTTGGACGAAATGAACTCAGCACCTCCAGCAGTACAGGCTGCAGGTTATCAACTTATCTTGAACCGTCGTGTCGGTAAGTACAAACTCCCTGATAATGTCGTCATCGTTGCGGCAGGTAATCGTGATAGTGACAAAGGTGTGACATATCGCATGCCAATGCCCCTCGCTAATCGTTTCGTTCACTTAGAAATGCGCCCCGACTTTGCATCTTGGCAGTTGTGGGCTGTGAACAACAACATTCACAAGGACGTTGTTGGTTACTTGTCATTCGCTAAAAATGACATGTATGACTTTGATGCTAAATCTAGTTCACGTGCATTCGCTACACCTCGTTCATGGTGTTTCGTCAGTGACTTGTTGAATGACGAGGACATGGATACTGATACACAATTCAACTTGGTTGCAGGTGCTATCGGTGACGGTCTTGCTGTGAAGTTTATGGCTCACCGCAAAGTTGCAGGCAAGATGCCCGCACCAGAAGATATCTTGTCAGGCAAAGTCAAAGACTTGCAAGTGAAGGAAATTTCAGCGATGTATTCGTTGACAATTTCAATGTGCTATGAATTGAAGGACATGGTTGACAACAAGAAAGTTGACAATAAGAAGTTCCACGAAATGGCATATAACTTCATTCAATACATGATGGACAACTTTGAAACTGAGTTGGTCGTTATGGGTGCTAAGATTGCATTGAAAACATACAAGTTGCCAATCGAACCATCACAGTTGAAAAACTTTGATAACTTCCACAAGAAGTACGGCAAGTACATCGTTGATGCAGGCAGTTAATTTTAGTCGACCTCATGTTGACTCTCTAGTGTCGTAAGACACTTTGGGGGTGAGGATAGAAATGTTCTCACCCTTTTTTTAAGGACATATTATGAAGCGTAGTAAATCATTTTCCGGTAAGATGTATTTTTATACACGTGGGCAAAGTGCCCGTGCCCGTGGTCTCAGTAAAACTGCGGCTGAGGCTTTGTACTGCATTGATAATGCACCTGATTACGCACGTATTGCATTTGATGCAGGATACCGAGGTCTATGATGACAGACGAATCTAGGAAACTGAAACTTACTTTTGCGCCTGGTTGTTTTGACCATTTCGATGGTACCCAGGAAGAGCTGGACCAGTTGATAAAGGATATTGAAGCCGCTTTCGAAAGTGGTGACTTCCTTGAGAACTCGGTAGCCGTCGAGGATCTACCTGAGGACGAATTGCAGGAATTGCTCACCCATTTTGAAGAAACAGACCGCACAGACCGTAGGCTTCAGTGACTTGACAATAATTCTGTTATCTGTTATAATAACACATAAACTTAAAAAGGATCCATTATGAGTGAAGTGCTCGACAAATCAAAAAGCAAGAAAAAGCGTAGTTCAAAATTTGAAAATCTTGTAGGCCCCACCGATACTAGAATTGATGCCGATGCACGTGAGCGCCTAGTAACAGCACGTATTGGTTTGCTTTTGCGTCATTCATTCTTCGGTAACTTGGCTACTCGATTGAAACTTGTCAACGCAGACGAATGGTGTAGCACAGCGGCAACTGATGGTCAAACATTCTATTACAATAGCCGCTTTATTATGATGTTGAAGCCTAAAGAAGTTGAATTCTTAGTGGCTCACGAAGTATTACACGTTGTTTATGACCACATGGGTCGCCGCAATCATCGTGACCCTCAAATCTGGAACATTGCTGATGACTACGCAGTTAACGCCGACTTGAAACGACACAAAGTTGGTCAGTTCATCACCACAGTACCTTGCTTGTATGAGCAAAAGTATGATGGCAAGCCAGCTGAGGAAATCTATGATGACTTGATGAAAAACGTCCAGAAGATTAACATTGATTCATTGATTGACCAATTGCTAGATGACCACATGGATGGTGAAGAAGGTGATGATGGTGACGGCAGCGGTGATGGCGACGGCAACGATGGTAAGGGCAAAGGCCGCCCGAAAATGTCACAAGAAGAACGTGACAGAATCCGTCAAGAAGTTAAGCAAGCAATCATCAATGCGGCACAATCTGCCGAAGCAGGATCATTGCCCTTAGGTGTTGAGCGTCTTGTTCGTCAAGTAACTGATCCAGTTATGCCCTGGCGTGAACTCATTCAAACAAACTTGACTAGTGCAATTCGTACTGACTATTCTTGGATGCGCCCTTCACGCAGAGGTTGGCACATGGATGCAGTTATGCCAGGTATGACACCCGGTGAGGAAATTGACGTTGTTGTTTCTATTGACATGTCAGGCTCTATCAGCGACAAGCAAGCACAAGCGTTCTTGGGTGAAATTGCAGGCATGATGGAAGCGTTTGATGGCTACAAGGTTCATGTATTCTGTTTTGATACTAAGTGGTATAACCCAGCAGACTTCACTAGTGAGAACATGGACTCAATTGAAGCGTATGAACCTCAAGGTGGCGGTGGTACTGACTTCGATGTTATCTTTGATTACTTGAAAGAAGTCGGCAACGTGCCCAAGCGTTTGATTGTCTTCACTGACGGCTATCCCTGTGGCTCTTGGGGTGACCCTGACTACTGCGATACTACTTGGATCATTCACGGTGACCCTAACCCGAATCCCCCATTCGGTCAGTATGCAATTTATGATGACCATAAAAAGTAAGGAGTTAGTATGGAACTAGCATTAGAATCATTTGGATATATCTTGTTAGCGGGAATAGTAGGAGGCATGTTATTTGCGTTCTTCTGGTTCTTTAGTTATATGCTTAAGGGTATTAAGAAGAATGACGAGTACGAAGACTAACTACTTGGCAATGTGGGACATGTACGGGCTTGAATGCCTGTTCAATGTTACTGAGTGGCATCAGAAGAAAACTTGGGCAGTGTTGAAAGATGAACCAATCGACAATGGCCCAAGTATTCAAATGATGATGCTCCGTGCTAGAATGAATAGCCAACGTTGTTATGAAATTTATTCGTTTGTTGCAGACGAAGGCGTTACGGAAGAATCTATTAGACAAACTTTCAAAGAAAGCCCACAGGGATTAGTTGAGTTCATTCGAAAGAATGGCGAAAAGATTTATTCTGATAGAATTGAAACAAAAAAGCAGGTTATAACATGATGTTGATTGGTACAAGTTTGGGTCAATGCTTGAAAGATATTCTTTCAGGTGAAGTGTCCGAATCTGACGTGGTGATGATTATCACCCGAACAATGGCACCTGATGCAGAACGATTGTTACCGGTGCTTGAGCATTACTATCACAGTGGTAATGGTAGTGACTATGACCTAAGTGTAGATGGCACTAAGACTATTGAAGAGGTCAATGAATTGGCAATGCGATTGTTCAATACCGGCAAGATTCATCAACCACGATGCTTCCCTAATTTCGGTGGAGGCTATGTTCATCCCGGAATGAGTGGTGCAGGTAACTGGATTGAACTTGCACCTAAGACTTGGAACACCACACCTGCGGTAGTTGACGCATACAAAAAATATAAGATGTTAGACGCACTGACACGATGAGAGAAATTAGTCCACTTGTTTGGTTTGGGAAAAGAGAAGTTACCCATATCCCTAAACATTTTGTTAAAGCACCTACACCCGTGCTAGAAGATTCTTACGAATGGGTACAATGTAAGTTAACCGGTCGTTTTGGTATAGGCAATGGATTAGATACTGATAACGACTTGATGGTAGTAACTTCACTTACCCAATATATCTACTTTGAAGACCCAGCCGATGCAATGATGTTCGAATTGCGCTGGTCAGGATCAAAATAATTTTTCACCGGCAATAATTCATATTAAATATCTTTAGCCCTACGGGCATAAGGAGATTATTATGAGTTTTTTAAGACACGTCGGTAAACATGGTGATAGAAAGGTAGCTATCATTTTTAGAGAAGTACCTAACGAGCCACACATGTGCTTAGTTACATATACCGAAACATTGAACATTCACATCCATGACCCGATGATGAAGTGTATCGAGAGCGATATCGGTCAGAGTAGTGAGAACTTAGCTGACGCTTTGAATCGTACTCATACTAAAGATGGTAAATTTATTTTGCAAGTATTGCACAGCCAGGGCTTGTTGAAGAAAGTACAAACATCACAAGTTGTGGTCACACCTAACTCTACTACTCGTATCAAGTTAGATGAATTGAACAAGATTTTGGATGAGATGCAACAAGGTGAAGAAGCAGTTAAGCGTTTAGCTGAAATTGATTCAAGCCGCGGTATTCAAGACCCAGCTGAGATTGCACGTAAGATGCGCGGCGAACAGGCTGCACGTGATTTGCCACCTGTTACTAACGCACCACAAGGTGTATTAGGTGACAATGTATTAGCAAACAACTTGCTACAACAAGCACAACGCATGGCATCAGAAGCAAAAGGTTTGTTAGCAGAGAGCGCACGTTTGGAACAACAAGCTAACGATATGTTAGGTATTCCTACAGCAACTCAAGTAACAGCCGAAACACCAGTTAAAAGAGGTAGAGGTCGCCCACCAAAGGTTAAGACACCAACATTTGCATAATTAAATGACTCCAGAATACTTAAGGAAGTGGGAGCACATCTTAGAAGGTGTGGATAAGAAATCTATTCCTCCCATTCAATTTATAAAAAAGATAGTAGTAAGACTGGTAGGCAAAAAGCAAAAAACAATCAATGTTCAACTTCTTCTAAAGCAAGGTTTAGAACCAGAAGAAGTTGAAGAAGTCGTAGCACGTAACTTAAATGAGTTGGATGACGATATGATTAGTTTCGAGATTGTGCTTAACATTGAAGCTATTGCACAAATAGTGCAACCAGAGACAGATAGGTTATTGAATAAATTATGAAAGCCGTAATAGCTTGTGATCCTAAAGGAGGAATAGGCTATGAAAACAGATTGCCCTGGAGTAAAATTCAGGGCGATTTGCCAAGATTCAAACGTTTGACAGATGGGCAAGTGATTGTCATGGGTCGTAACACTTGGGACAGTTTACCGAAACAACCATTGTTAGGTAGATTGAATTTCGTAGTCACTAGCAGAGATACAGTATTGCCCATCGGAGCGATAGCTGTCAACAACTTAAACCATTTCACCGAGTTCAAGAATGCTTGGTTGATAGGTGGTGCAAAGTTAATCAACACAAATTGGCACATTATAGATGAAGTACATCTTACAAAGACATTTGCCGAATACACTTGTGATACCTACATTGATTTGTTATACTTAGAAAGTAATTACACACTTGTGTCCTCAGAAGACAATGAAGACCATGTGTACCAAATTTGGAAAAGAAAATGAAACAATACTTAGAACTATTACAAGACATATTAGATAACGGAGAAATAAAAGATGATAGAACTGGCGTGGGCACCATTAGTGTTTTTGGACGTAATCTTCGCTTTGATTTGCGTAGGGGCTTTCCAGCCGTCACAACTAAGAAGTTGGCTTGGAAGGCTTGCAAAGGTGAACTTCTTTGGTTTCTTGAAGGCTCAAGTGACGAAAGACGCCTCGCAGAACTTACACATGGTACCAGAGACGGTACAACTACAATCTGGACGCCCAATGCGCTTGCTCCGTATTGGAAGCCTAAAGCGAAATTCGAGGGCGACTTGGGCCGTGTCTACGGAGTTCAATGGCGTCACTGGCAAACGCCAATCGAACACAAACAAGAAACGTTCAAAGACGACTTCGGCAGTCAATACAATCGGGGCGGGGCGTTCCATGTCAAAGAGACGGATCAAATCAAAAATCTTATTGAGGGATTGAAGACTGATCCTAATGGTCGTAGACACATTATCAATGCATGGAATGCAGGCGAACTTGACCAAATGGCTTTGCCTCCCTGTCATGTTATGTCACAATTTTATGTGAATAAGAACAGAGAACTAAGCTGCCATATGTATCAGCGCAGTGTTGATGTATTCTTGGGATTGCCGTTTAACATTGCTAGTTATGCTTTGCTAACACATCTCATTGCACAATGCTGTGATATGAATGTCGGAGAATTGGTTATCTCTACAGGTGATACACATATCTACAAGGATCACATCGAACAGGTAAAAGAACAGTTAACTAGAGATCCCTTACCATTACCTACATTAGTTTTGAATGCTAACAAGCACAAGATTAATGAGTTCAATCCTGATGATATTGTGTTAGAAAATTATCAAAGTTATGACGCAATAAAAGCAAAGATGGCAGTATGAAGGGGTATATAGTCAAAAGAATATTGATGGGTGATGTAGATGATCCTGATTTGTATATAGCGCAACCTATATATGAATGGCAACAAACAGAAGCCGGAAAGTATGTGATGGCAAACAGCAATCCTGAACCTGAGTGGCATCGAGGCATCAGTCATACTTCATATAGCTATGTGTATGCTATCAAGGCATACTTGACTCCAGAACAAATAACATTTTTTAAGTTGAAATTCGAATGAACATTTTAGTAACAGGTGGGTTAGGCCTAATAGGTCACAACGTAGTCAAGAGACTACAAGACATGGGACATATCGTGTCTATCATGGATATCAAAACAAACTACGGAATCATACCACAAGATGAAATTGATTACTTGATGGAAGAACGTTTAAAGAAGATTGAAGACGTAGGTGGATTGTATGAATACGATATATGTGATGCTAGACGTATGGATGAAGTATTCAACATTGAACAGCCTGAGATTGTAATTCACATGGCTAGCTTCCCGAGACAAAAAGTTGTCAATGCAAATCCTGCATGGGGAAGTAGAGTTATGAGTGAGGGCTTGCTCAACTTATTAGAAGCAAGTAAGAACTATGATGTTAGAAAGTTTGTTTATATCAGCAGTTCAATGGTATATGGTGATTTTACTGATGATGTAAAGGAAGATTATGACTGCAAACCACAAGGACAATACGGAATACTCAAACTCACGGGCGAATGGCTTGTTAAAGATTATAGCCGTCGTGACAATCTTAATTATACTATTATACGCCCCTCTGCTGTATACGGCCCACTTGACGTGGAAGACAGGGTCATCGCAAAGTTCATGCTCACTGCAATGCGAGGCGGCACTCTCAACGTCAACGGCGCTGGTGAAACCCTCGACTTCACATATGTCGAAGACGCCGCAGACGGAATCGTCGCCGCAGCCCTCTCAGACAACACCGACAATAAAACATACAACATTACTAAGTCTCATAGTCGCAACCTTTTAGATGCAGCACAACTTGCAGTGAAGATTGTAGGTAAAGGAACTATCAATGTACGTGACAAAGACGCAGACTTTCCAAGTCGTGGTGCATTGAACATTGATGCCGCTCGTAGAGATTTTGGCTACGACCCTAAAACTGATGTAGAAGAAGGATTTCAAAAGTATTATGAGTGGCTTAGTAATTCCCCATTTTGGTCTAAAAAGGCAATTTAAGCATATAGGTGCTGAGTTGCTTCAGGCAACTACTGATGCCATGAAAGATGGTCAGCTTGTGGGTGGTCACTTTACCCGTTCGTTTGAAGAATGGTTGAAGCACAAGACTAAAACAAAATATGCCATCACCGTGCATTCAGGTACACAAGCACTTGAGATTATTGCACGATATAAAAAGCAAAAGCATCTTAGCACCATGATGGGTAACCCTATAATTTTGTTACCTAACATCACGTATCCTGCTACATTAAATGCTTTCTTAACTGCTGGATGGAACGTTGAATTAGAAGATACTGATAAGAATGGTATCATGCTAACTAATACACGCGGAGGCGTATATGAATGTTGCATGGGGTACACTGGCCGCAGACCTTGGCCAACGCACAACTACAAAGAAAGTCATGGTGTCATTGTAGACGGAGCGCAGCACTGGTTAGAAGCGGGTGGTAATGTAGGAAGTGGTATGGCAATTAGTTTCGACCCAACAAAGAATCTAAATGCTAGTGGCAACGGTGGTGCAATTGTAACTAATGACGAGCACTTGTATCTTTATGCATCAAGTTATAAAGATAACTATAAGCCATACTTTCAAGAAACTGGCACAAACAGCAAGATGAGTGAATTAGATTGCGCTCACTTGATGGTAAGAATTAGATATATTGACCAGTGGCAAGAACGTAGAGCAAAGATTGCTAAGTTCTGGAATGAATCATTTGAGCACCTGCCCCTAAACTGTTTGAGCAGAGAACCCGGACCTCACGCCCATCAGAAATATGTACTTTACTTGGATCAACGTAATTCCCTACATACCCATCTGATGCTCAATGGAATCTCTAGTAAAATTCACTATGAATATGTACTAGGAGACTTGCCCTTAGCTAGTAATCTACCCAAACCCGATATGCTAAGTATGAGTGTTATGCTTTCTAGGGGTGTTTTAAGTCTACCTATCTATCCCGAACTGACGGACTTGGAAGTTGAGTATATTTCTGATAAAGTACACGAGTTCTATGCATAAATAATTGCATGTTTATCTACTCTATAACCCCCGACTGGATCTTCCACACATTATTCTGGCTTAGCCTGTTGGCTGCGATTCTTGGCTTTGGTTTTGGTAAAGCTAAGTTAATTCAACAATATACACTACTGCTTAAACTAAGCGGAGTTATTGGTTTAGTTGTCGCTACTTTCTTAGAGGGCGGGTTGTATGACTACAATGTTATGCAAGCACGTATTGAAGAAGCAAAGCAACAAACTGCTGAATATGAGAAAGCTAACCAAGAATTGAATGACAAGTTAGCCAAGAAATCAGACAAGGTTAGAGAAAAGATTAAGACAAAGAAAGAGTATATTACTCGCTACATTGATAGAGAAGTTACCAAGTATGATAACACTTGTGTAATTCCTAAACCCTTTGTAGATGCACACAATCAATCAGCGGAGAAAGCAAAATGAGAGTACTAGTCCTATCACTATGGTTACTTGCAGGTTGCACTACTCCACCTGTAATACCTAAGTTCCCTGAACCACCTGTTAAGGCTGGTGCAATGGAAAATTGCCCCGACTTGAAAAAACTTCAAGAGGGGGCAAAGTTGAGTGATGTTAGTAAGACTATTAATATCAACTATTCAACATACTATGAATGCGCTTTGAAAAGCGATGTATGGATTGAATGGTATCAAATCAATAAAATCAATTACGACAAAATCGGCAAGTAATTAATCTGCTGAAGCGTTAGCACCGCACTTGCTTCTCTTAGCCTGTGTAAGAGCACCGAAGTTTACAGGCCACTCTTGGCCTGGTGCCAATTCTTTTGCGTTTCCAGGGAACGCATATTGAACACCTGCTTCTTTCATAATGTCAGCGACTGGTACACGGAACTTAGTTAAGTCGTTGCCCAAGTTAACATATGGCTTAGTGTGAGGGAATCTCCAACCAGCAACAGCACCTGTTTGATTATTGATTACAATCTTGTAGTATGCGTGTGGAACGATAATGTCTTTGTTCTTACCGATGAATTCATCACCAGCGCCATACATAGCTCCAACGAATATTGTATAGCTTTGGTTCGTTTGTACTGCCCATCCACGTACTGAAGTTTCCAGTAACTTCCAGATTCCACGGTTTAGACTTCCATGCTGCGGATACATGTTTGTCATCAAAAAACTTTCGTATTCCACTTGCTGAGTATAAGATAGGTCGCCGTCCGGTGCCGCGTGTCCCTTGTCGTATCCTGTGCCCACATAGTCAGATGGTGTAGCACCACCTTGTACACTAGCATCAGCCACGAAGGCGTTTGTTCTAGGGAAGCAACCTAATGCGTTTTCTGGCTTCAATGTATATGCTACATAAACCGGAATTTTAACTGGTGCGTCATAAGCAACTAGATAGCCCTCACGGCAGATAGCACTTGCTTGACGCTGTGTGTTAGCAAATCCATATGGGCTATGGACTTGACATGCTTGAACGGGTAACGGGGCTCTTTGGTCCCATGCTTGTGCGGATGCTGAAACTAATAACAACAATCCTAATAGAAATTTGTGCATAAATGCTCCTTAAATAGTCTACTATTTATGCCCAAAACGAGTTGAACACCGTGATAAATATACTTATAAGGATGAAATATGTCAGTAGAATTAATTGACCTTGGTCTGTTACCAAACGATGGTACTGGTTCCCCGTTACGCATAGCGTTTGAAAGAATCAATAACAATTTCGGCCAGATGGCTGGTCTCGGTGCCTCTGGTAATACAGGTGAGATTCAAATCAACAATGCTGATGCATTTTTCTCTGATCCGTCTTTTAATTACGATGTTAATACTGGTATACTGACAATAGGTACTACGATTGTTCCAGTAGACAGTGCTAACGCTACTCTGGGTTCGTTGGAACACCCGTTCAATCAACTGTATTTGAGCCAGGCAGCATTGTCTTTGGGCAATGTAAACGTATCAGAATCAAACGGTGCAGTAAGTTTCTATATCGCAAACACTACTACACTTGCCGACTTCACAATTAATAACATATCATCTAATAACATCGTATCAACTGGTACAATTAGTTATGGTAATGCGACTATAGGGTCAGTTGTTACGACTACCCCTAACAATGATACTAACCAGACGATTTTTCAAATCCCTGCTGATAGATTTGTTTCAGGAACAATCGAAGTCAATACTCTTTATCCAGAAGATAGAAGCAGTCAAACAGTAACATTAGCAGTGACAACTACTCCAGACCGCACTGATTTGCGATATGTTGCATACGGTACAACGTTTGTGGGAAATTGTTTGACTCGTTATGATGTGTTGATTGCATCTGATAACGTAAGAGTTACTGTTTCCCCGTTGATTAATGCTCAGATGACGCATACAATTACGTATAGAGCAACACAATAAAAAGATAAATACTATTCTATGAGAGCACACGAATTTTTATCAGAAGGCAGGGGAAAAGTCCCTAAAAACGCCGCACAAGCCTCCCAAGGCATCGTAAGAGTTCGTGACGTTGGTGGATTTGACCGCACATATCATATGAATCGTCTATGGATGGCAATGGCTATGGCTGACGGCGTGAGTCAGGATGCTGTAGAAATGGATTATGATAGTTTTGCTGAAAAGTACAACACTGTCCACCCATATACTGAACAAGAGTACAACATGCTAATCTCTGCTATGAAAACTGTACCATCAGAAAGCAAGAATATGGTTCCGTATTCTAAGAGTAAAGAACCTGAAGATACTAACACTAAGAGTACAGTAGTAGGCTTCAAAGGCTTCAAATAAAATAATTTCAACACTGAATCTGTTTCTAAATAGATTCATGCTTGATATTAACAACACTCTTGACCTAGTCAAACTTAAATTCTATAACGAATGGTTATACACTGCCCATATCTATGATGAGGGTGATAGTGGGTTCCATAAACAACTAACAACATACGTAGTTGAAAAGTACATCGACCCGTTAAACATCCCTAAAGATGCAGTCATCTTAGATATGGGTTGCGGTCCTGGTTACTTTTTGGATGAGATGAAGCAACGTGAATACACAAATGTAACTGGAATTACATTGAGTGACGGAGACCAGAAACTTTGTAGGGACAAAGGTCATACTGTAAAGGGATATGACTTGACTTTCTTGCCACAGAAAGATGGTTTCATTGACGAATCAATCGACTTTATCTTTTTGCGTCACGCACTTGAGCATAGTCCATATCCTATCTTTACACTAATGGAATACAATCGTGTATTAAAGCAAGGTGGAAAGATTTATATCGAGGTTCCTGCTCCGGACAGCGATAGAAAGCACGAATACAATTTGAATCACTATAGTATTCTTGGATTCACCCAGTTAAACGCACTACTGCAACGTTGTGGATTTGATTTAGTTATCAACGATACTATTGAGTTTGACTTAGCTGTTCCTGCTAGAGATGAAAACGGTGAACCCACAACTACGAACGTAAAAGAACGATATTATTGTATCGTAGCCACTAAGAATAGACCGCTTGATATCAAATAAATACTGAATGACGTTCGACCCATTCAGACAAGCGAAACTAATGAACGGATTTGATAAACTCAAGTCCGTTCCTGTTCCTGAGCAGTCAATTGATAATATAGATGATTTGAAAAGACTTGCAGGGGTCGATGAAAAGACTAGTTACGGTGAAGAAATTAGTGTGCAAGGCACTAATCTGGGACAAATTCAGCGAGAACGCAATATTAAACCCGGCACCGACGAGTGGTTTAGACTCTGGTTCGCAAAACCACACATAACAGGCGAGACGCCCTATGATAAATAATACATAGGATATCAAAAATGGCAGCTAACGGAATCTCAACATTATCAACTAAAGAAGCTAAACAAAAAGCTAAACTTGACCTGGCTGCGATTGACAGACTAGCGGATGGTAACCCCAGAGCTACATATGATATTACCCAATTACCGACACAGTACTCGGATAACGACATAGTTGACAATCCTAATGCCGGCGGATTAATTGCAGGACGTCCTTGGACGACATAAGGAAATAATATGAACATAAGTGAATTACTAAGAGGTTTAGCTGACACATTAGACAGCATTGCAGGTGGACAAGAACCAGAGCAAAACAACACAGCTAACTTTCTTCAACAGACTAAAGCAACTCAAACAATCAACCAGCAGCAATCGGCTGATGCCAGTGACGAACTAGGTGAGTTTATGCCGCCTTTGCAAGCTAAACTTGAATTACTAAAGAAAGCAGTTGACGTTCCTAACTACTACGATGAAGCTGGCAACCCAGATGAGTTAGTTGCTATTAAACGCAATGCTGGTATAAATCCAGTAGCATTGGACGAACTTGCTAATGATGAACCTTTTGAGGGTTAATAATGAGTTTTATTCAAAACTTTTTCTCTAGCAGGGACAACAACGCAAATACCCAGGCATATGTTGGTCAAACTGATAGACTTTGGTACAACCCCGATACTAATAGCATTCGTGTTAGCGATGGTTCTACTCCCGGTGGATTGCCAATTAATTTAGACACTGATGCGAATGCGTCATTCAATTCAATCACCGCTAACACAGGCACAATCAATGGTAACTTAGTTGTAACTGGAAACATTTCTCCCGCCGCCGAAGGTAAGATTGGTGGTGTTCAACCTGGACCTGGGGTAACCATAGGTAACACCGGCATATTGACCATTGACTCGGCTAACTTACCAGTGAGTTTTGGTAACTTCTACGCCAACAACAACATCCTGACCATCGTTAACGTAGATGAGGACATGATCCTCGCAACACAAGGCAACGCCATAGTTAAGTTAGTGGGCAATGTGCAGTTTGTAGCTACTGATAGCACACCTGGCACTGGCAACATCTTTATGAACGTTGAAAACAATGGCTACATGACTATCTTTGCTCCTGGAGAAGTTGCCAACGGTGCTCTGGGATTGTTAAGTTTGAATGGTAGCCCAACTGGCAACGTTATACCAATTCGTGGCACAGGTGGTATGCTACACATCACTGGCAACCCTAACACTGCTGCCCGTTTCACTATTGATGGTTTTTACAACAACACCAGTGGACCACAACCCAGCGTGAGTGGATACCCTACTGCAGGCTTTGGATTGAATATCAGTAGAGCCGCCCGAGGAACACCTGACAGTCCAAGCTACAGCCATGGTGGCGACACCTTAGGTGTATACGGGGCAGTAGGATGGGTAACTGGGACAACTAATAGATTCAACCCACTGCCAGTCGCTGGACTATACTTCAAAGCTGCCGAAGATTTCAACACCAGCACAGCCACTGGTACTTACGCAGAAATGATTCTTGCGCCAACTGGTTCTAACGCAGGTGTAGTAGCAGCCAACATTACTAGTTCAGGTATAACTGCTAATACTTTTACTGCTACTGCTAACATCACTGGTGGCAACTTAGTAACCGGCGGCGCATTAAGTGTAACCGGTAATGCTAACGTTGGTAATTTAACTGCTACAAAATTATCTGGATTACTTACTCGTGTAGTAAGAGATGCAGGAACTATTAGTGATGGCGGTACATTAACTATTGATATTACGAGCGATGATATTGTTCATTGTACTTGGAACAACGGAATGTCATTAGCATATACCAACTTTGCTCCAGGTCGGGTAGTGAAAGTGTTAGCAACAAAAGGATCAGGGTCAGGTACTGATACTCTTAATATCGGTGGGGTAACTGCTAGCCACACTTCAAGTGGGTCAACGACTATTACTGGCACCGCTGACCAAACAGTTATATTAGACCTAATCAGTACTAACTCTAGTATCAGTGGATTGTACATTAAAGTTTAATAGATTAAACTATGTTTGATCCGTTTTCTGAATACTAGAGGTAACGGTACTAAATATTCATATGGCAAATACACCTACCTTAGTCAAGGACCCGTATGTAAAAACGAAGTTCAAAGACGAGCAAGAATTAAACGACTTCATTAAGTGTTGTGACCCTAATACGGGCCCAATGTACTTCATGGATAATTTCTTTATGATTCAACATCCTACAAAAGGATCGATGAACTATCACCCATGGGACTTCCAGAAACGATTGATTGAAAACTATCATCAGTATCGTTACTCAATCTCTCTCATGCCTCGTCAAACAGGTAAATCAACATCGGCAGCAGGTTATCTATTGTGGTACGCTATGTTCGTACCTGACTCAACTATTCTAATCGCGGCTCACAAATATACTGGAGCTCAGGAAATTATGCAGCGTATTCGTTACGCATATGAGAACTGCCCCGACCACATCAAAGCCGGTGTCACTACATATAACAAAGGCTCGTTAGACTTTGAAAACGGCTCACGTATTGTTTCAGCGACAACTACTGAAAACACAGGTCGTGGTATGTCTATTACACTGTTATACCTAGACGAATTTGCGTTCGTTCGACCTGGTATTGCGAAAGAGTTCTGGACTGCGATTACACCGACACTATCTACTGGTGGTAAAGCGATTATCACAAGTACTCCTAACTCAGACGAAGACCAGTTTGCGTTAATATGGAAACAAGCTAACAAATGTGAAGATGCATTTGGTAACAAAACAGAATTAGGTGTCAATGGTTTCAAAGCATATAAGTCTGACTGGAGAGAACATCCTGACAGAGATGATGCTTGGGCAGAGCAAATGAAAGCACAGTTGGGTGAAGATAGATTCCGTCGAGAAATCGGTTGCGAGTTCTTGATTGCTGATGAAACGTTAATTAACCCAAACACACTGATTGATTTAACTGGTGTAGAACCTAACTTTAGACAAGGCCAAATTCGATGGTACAAAAAACCAGAGAAGGGTAATATATATGTGGTAGGACTAGACCCATCACTGGGTACCGGCGGAGACCCGGCGGCGATTCAAATCTTTGAAGCAAACACAACGACACAAATTGGTGAGTGGAAGCATAACAAGACCGACATTCCAAGTCAAGTTAAATTGATAGCACAAATCAACAAGTATATTGTAGAGATTACAGGTGAGCCTAACAACCTGTACTATAGTTTTGAGAACAACAGCATCGGTGAGGCAGCTATCGTATCTCTAAACGAATACGGTGAATCAAACATCCCGGGCACATTCATCTCTGAACCCGGAAAGAAGCGCAAAGGATTTAACACAAGTCAGAAGACTAAACTAGCCGCTTGTGCAAAGTTCAAGACGTTATTGGAATCTAAGAAAATGAAGATTCACAGTCATAGTCTAATATCAGAATTGAAGAATTTCGTTGCAATTGGTGGTGCATTTGCAGCCAAAATCGGGGAAACTGATGACTTGGTAATGGCAACATTGCTAGTTACACGTATTTTACAACAATTAAGCGACTATCATTACAACCTAGAAGAACAGATTCGTGACCACAATGAGATTGTACTTCCTCTCCCCTTCTACGCCGTTCTGGGATAAATATAAGATTGAGAACACAAAATGCCAAAGAACCAAGAATCATTAAACTCAGAATTATTCGCACTTCTACAATCTAGAGGATATGACCCTGTCTTATTAGACAGTTCAGGTAAAGAATCCCCAGTTCCAGAAGAAGCAGAAGTATTCCAATTCAACTTTATCAAAGATGATGTTGATTATGGAAAAGTAACAGTAACTATTGACGGCTTGCGTCAGTTAGTGGTTTACTATGGAGAGAAAGTAGAGAAAAGCCCTAAAGTTAGTGGTGATGATTCTGAATCTTGGCACATGCTATTAAAGCGTTTGAGCAAGTTTGCTCATAACCATCAATTGAGTTTTGATACTCGTTACTTAGATAAGTTGAAATACGATATGGCTAAAAGAGCACACAACAAAAAACTAGATGAAGGCTACTACCCAATGGGTAAGAAAGCCAGCTACAGCGATAACATCCCTGAATGCAAGATTATCATTCAACATAGTCGTGCTATTGAAGAAGGTGAACAACGTTATCGTAACGTTGCAAAGATTTTCATCGAGAATGCTCAAGGTGAAAGATTCTTAGCACCAACAACTAAGCCAGGTATCGCACGTGTGTATGCACGACATATTGCTGAAGGTGGCACACCTTATGATGAGCGTGGCCAGCACATCACTAGCGTCTGTGAAGAATATTCTAAGATGGCTGGCTTTGTACGTGCTACTCGTGGAAAACAATTCAATGAATCTGCACAGCGTTTAGTAACTGAAGGTATCAATCACTATCAAGGCTTACGTGAAACACTTCACAAGTTAGCAGGTAAGAAAGGTTACAACGCTTATTTTGAATCATGGACTCCACCTTTAATGGAAGATGAAGAAACAGTTGATTTGAGTGAGATGTTCAGAACAGGTACAGTCGATCCTCGTATCGAATCAGTAATGCCTATCTTGGGTAAGTTAAACAAGAACTTGAGTGAGTCTGGTTCTATGGCAGAAGTTATTGCACTTGAAAATTGGGCTGATAGTTTAATGGATGAAGGCACTGATGATGAAGTTGATGACTACGTTGATCCAGAAGAAGCGGACTATGGTGATGAGTACCAAGACATGGTAGGTCGTGCTGGTGAGTTCGTTAAAGGTATTGACCAAAGAGCAGCCGCACGTAAAGCATACAAAGAAAAAGAACAAGGGGTTGAAGAAGGGCTTGACGCTGACCAAAAGGCAGTAGGTCAACTAGGACCTACAGAGAAAGTCAAGAACAACAACATCGGCAAACTAGTAGGTGAAGCGGATGAGTTAGCAAGCATCTTGCGACTAATCAAGTAAAAGGGAAAATAAACCTCACAAAAATGTGAGGTTTACCACATCTGGCATAAATACTATTGACGTAGACAGAAAGTAATGCTAAACTATCTTCTATGTTAGTTACACATGGTGTGTAGCGAATTTAAAAAAGAGACCATCTCAATTTATTAAGGAAATATTATTATGGCATCATTAGCAGAAATTCGTGCCCGTATCGCGGCACAAGAAAACAAGTCAAACGGCGCAGACCGTCAGCAATCAGATAATTCTATCTATCCCCACTGGAACATGGACGAAGGTACAACAGCTACCGTACGTTTCCTACCAGATGCAGATAACAAGAATACATTCTTCTGGGTTGAACGTCAAATCATCAAGCTACCATTCAATGGTGTGAAGGGTGATAGCAATATGCGCCAAGTTATTGTTCAAGTACCTTGTATCGAAATGTACGATGCAAAAGAAACTTGTCCTATCTTGGCAGAAGTTCGTCCTTGGTACAAAGACGAAAGTTTGAAAGAAATGGCAAACAAGTACTGGAAGAAGCGTTCATACTTGTTCCAAGGTTTTGTTCGTCAAAACCCATTAGGCGATGACAAGACACCTGCGAATCCAATTCGTAGATTCGTTATCAGCCCACAAATCTTTACAATCATTAAGAGTTCATTGATGGACCCTGAAATGGAAGAATTGCCAACAGACTTCTTGCGTGGTCTTGATTTCAACATCAAGAAAACTACAAAAGGTGGTTACGCAGATTACTCAACAAGTAACTGGGCTCGTAAAGAAAGTGCATTGACTGAGGCAGAAGCAGCCGCAATCGAATCACATGGTCTTTACACATTGGCAGATTTCTTACCAAAGCGTCCAGGCGAAGCAGAACTACGCATTATGAAGGAAATGTTTGAAGCATCAGTTGATGGTCAACCATATGACTTAGAGCGTTGGGGAGCATACTATCGCCCATTCGGCTTAGAAGCACCTGCAGGTTCAACCGCGGCACAACCAGAAGCAGCACCAGCACAAGCTGTGTCTGCACCCGCAACAGCACCCGTAGCAGAATCTAAAGCTCCTTGGGAAGGTGACGAAGCAGCCGAAGCAAGTGAACCAATCAAAGTTCCAACATCAGCACCGAGCAGTGATAAGGCACAAGACATCCTAGCGATGATTCGTGCTCGTCAAAACAAAACTGCTTAATTGAAATGGGAGAGGGTAACCTCTCCCTATTAAGGAGTATGTTATGACATTACCTGACGAAAGATACCGCGCCCTCAAGGCAGGTAAAAAACTATTAGAAGAATTGTGTGACCCAGGTAAGACACCTAGAGTACCTAGCATAGTTCGTGACCGAGCAAGAGCGGCACTACGTCATTTCCCTCTCGACTATGAGATTGATTCGATGGCAGACAAATTGCCTGAATTGCTTGATAAAGAAAATAAACCGTATTACTTTACGGGAATGAATATTGGAGATAAAATTGGGAAAACCATTTGATATAAGCAAGTTCCGCAAGGACATTACAAAATCTATTGAAGGATTGAGCGTTGGATTTAATGACCCTACTGATTGGATCAGCACAGGTAATTATGCTCTTAACTATCTTATCAGTGGTGACTTTAATAAGGGTGTACCTCTTGGTAAAGTTACTGTATTCGCTGGAGAAAGCGGTGCGGGCAAGAGTTACATTTGTTCAGGTAACCTTGTTAAACACGCACAAGAACAAGGGATATTTGTTATCCTCATCGACTCCGAGAATGCTTTGGACGAAGATTGGTTGCATAATCTCGGTGTTGATACTGATGAATCAAAATTACTAAAACTAAACATGGCTATGATTGATGACGTAGCCAAGACAATCAGTAAGTTCGTTACTGATTATAAAGCATTGCCCGTTGAAGATAGACCTAAAGTTCTATTCATCATCGATTCATTGGGTATGCTATTGACACCAACAGACGTTAATCAGTTTGATGCAGGTGACTTGAAAGGTGACATGGGTCGTAAGCCTAAAGCACTAACAGCACTTGTTCGTAACTGCGTTAACATGTTTGGTAGTCTAGGCATCGGCTTAGTTGCTACTAATCACACTTATGCCTCACAAGATATGTTTGACCCTGATGACAAAATCTCTGGTGGTCAAGGTTTCATCTACGCATCGTCAATCGTTGTTGCAATGAAGAAGATGAAGTTGAAAGAAGACGAAGACGGTAACAAAGTATCAGAAGTAAATGGTATTCGTGCTGGTTGTAAGATTATGAAAACTCGCTATGCAAAACCTTTCGAGGGTGTGCAAGTAAAGATTCCTTACAAGACAGGTATGAGCCCATACTCTGGATTAACTGATATGATTGAAAAGGCTGAACTTCTAAAGAAAGAAGGCAACAGTCTAGTCTATACAACAGTTGATGGTGAAGTCATTAAGAAGTTCCGCAAAGCATGGGAAGCAAACACTGATGGTTGTTTGGATACCGTGATGAAAGACTTCCCACTAAGAAATGACAAGACTGAGATAAGTAATACTGTAGAAACCACTGATGAAGGAGACACTACAGAATGATTATCACTAACGTTGAATTGGTTGAAGACCAGTTCGGTACTAAAGCAGAGTTCCAAGGTACTATTGCAGTAGATGCGGCAAAACAACCAATTGGCATTACAGAAGAACAATTCTATGCTGACTTAGGCAAAGAATTAGTTAGGCAAATAAAAGCTAAACTTGGAGAGTAATACCATGAGTTTAGATACAGTATCAGAAGTTTGGGAATTGTTGCGTGAGCATATCGATTTCAATGACCGCGGTGATGCGGCAGAATCGTTAGTCACTTATTTGATTGAAAACAACCATGAAGTTGAAGAAATCAAAGAAGCATTTAGAGATAAGGATATCTCTAAGGCATTGAAAGATTATGCTGACGAACATTTCCAAGAAGAAGAATACGAAGAATACGAAGACGAAGACCAAGACGAAGAATGGGACTAAATGGCAAATTGGTTAACAATAGTCAGTAACGATATCAGTAGACTACCCGATTTTGTAGCACACTATGAAGCAGAACTAAACTCTGCCAAACAGGATGTGAAGATTTGGGGTAATGTAGAAAAGAACATTGCGGCATTGCCCGGTGTGACTGAGCATCGTTTCAATCAGCTACAAGAAATTGAGGCAGTATTGAACCATCTTAATATTCAACTACGTAAGATTCGTAGGAAGCACTTCCAAAAGTATCTGGAAGCATACAATCGTGCGCTTACGTCACGTGACGCTGAAAAGTATGTTGACGGTGAGCAGGAAGTAATTGATTATGAGACACTAATCAACGAAGTAGCATTGCTGCGAAATCGTTGGTTGGGTATCTTAAAAGGACTTGACGCCAAACAATGGCAAATGGGTCACATAGTTCGATTACGGACAGCTGGAATGGAAGATATTACCCTTTAACATAGACCTCGTATTGACAACAGTACGAGGTTTTGTTATTATATAGCATGTCTAATTTTAAAGGCCGAGGCTTTTTACAACTAACTGGAAGAAACATGCCAAACAACACTATCACACTTTCACCGTTGTCTTCACAACCATTTTCAAATATCACCATAGGTGCATCAGGTTCTGGATTCGATGACTGGGTTACATTAAGCAATCCGCAAGTGAAGAAGTATCAAGTGATTGAATCTGAAGAAGATATCATTTCATTGTCAGCAACTATGAACCGATTGAAAGAAGAAGGTGATAACTCTTATTACAAGATGTTGGATCAATCGTTGTTTCGAAAAGTAACTGATGCTGACAGAGAGAAGGCAGCAGAGATTCGAAAATACTACAGTCAGAAGATTATGATGATGAAACTAAAAGGTTCTACTGAAAGAATGTCACCATTCAGAGAAGACCTGAATAAACTTGTCCACAGTGATGGAACAGTCTTCAAAGAAAATATGATGGGTATGGCATATTACTTACCTATCTTCCACCAGTATGATACAGACTTGGATAGTATTAAATCACAACTTAAGACGGATCAAAACTTTGATGAAATGAATAGGAGCCACAAGCCCTATACATTGCAACTATCTACTGAGTTGCACCCAATCAAAAGCATCCATCGCAAGACTAAGAATGTAGACCAGGTTCAATATTGGTTTAAGGATTCGAAACTTGATGCAGGCGTAATGATATCCGTTGAGAGAAAGAACCAGTTGAAGCACCTCTGGGACCATATCTTTACTAGCGAATCTCAAATGACAATCAAGGGCACATTCACTAGACGTAGATTGGATGAGTTCGACCACTTCATACTCAGTGACTGGGATATCGTCAGAGGTTGACAATAAATCAGTTTGGGTATATAATACATACTTAATCACTTGAAAGAGAGCCTAGTATGAAATTCAATTCTGTTGCAGTGTCTAAGATGTTTGTCAAAGTTGTTTTCAAAAAGAAGCCCTACAGTGATGAAATTGTATGCTTGCGAATTCTAGCAAGCGACAATCCAAAAGTAACTACTAAGACTGCTCTAGTTACTTATGATTTTGATACTGTTCAGGTCGATCCCAGCATCGTTCAAGCACATGCCCAGCGCATTTGCAAGCAAAACAACTTTGAAAGTGTTACTTTCGTAGAATAAAGTATTACCTTTTGCAGATACCCGAAATTTGACAATAATTCAGGTATCTGCTATAATACTTGTATTGAGTTTGAAACACAGGAGAAAAAATGACTAGCACAGTTCGCATCACTTCAGGTACATATCGTAACACCCCGGTAAACGACAAAGTTTTCACCCTCGTGAAAGGTTACCAACTTGGTGCTAAAGGTGGTTTCGTTACAGTTCGTAACGAGGGTCAGTTCCCCGGTCGTAGTTCAGAAATTCGTATCAATGTAGACACCCACGATTGCTTGCAATTCGTTTCGGGTGATACACCTGTTGTTGAAGAAAAAGTTGTCGAATCTGAAACTGAGGCAATGGATCGCATTGCTAGTCGTTTCGCAGTGCTTGATGAAATGTCTCGTGCCTGTATCGCAGGTGACATTCGTGCTATGATTGTGACAGGTCCTGCAGGTATCGGTAAGTCACATGGTGTTATCACACAAATGGAAAAAGCCTCAATGTTTGACAAGATTGCAGGCAAGCGTCCTCGCTTTGAAATTGTCAAAGGTGCAATGTCAGGCATCGGCTTGTTCGCAAAACTTTACAAATTCAGTGACGCTAAAAACGTTCTCGTATTTGATGACTGTGATATTTGGGATGACCAAGACGCTGTTAACGTGTTGAAAGGTGCTCTCGATTCAGGCAAGACTCGCCGTATCTCTTGGAACAAAGATTCACGTTTGTTGCGTGACGAGGGTGTGCCTAACACTTTCAACTTTAATGGTTCAATCATTTTCATTACAAACAAAACATTTGACACTAAAAAGCAAAGCAAGATGACACCTCACTTGGATGCTTTGCAAAGTCGTAGTCACTTCTTGGATCTGACTGTTGACACCGAGCGTGACAAACTCTTGCGTATCAAGCAAGTTCACCGCGATGCTGACGGTGGTTTGTTTGCTGACTATGACTTTACTCAGGAACAAACTGACGAAGTGATGCAATTTATCACTGACAATCACAACAAATTGCGTGAGGTGTCTTTGCGTATGTGTTTGAAAGTTGCTGACCTCGTTAAGATTTCGGGCAACTGGCGTGAGTTGGCTAAAGCAACTTGTATGAAAGGTGCATGATGAAAGAAAGTGAATTGATTCGTAGCTTCCGAAGCTGGGAGCAAGACTTACTGAACTATGGATACAAAGTAAGTGTCCTTACTAATGGATTTTACATTCATAACAGTAAGGGCACGATTGTAGCCGAGTGTCAAACAGTAGACGGGTTACGTGCGTTTTCTCAAGCAGTAGCAATGATTCCCACACTAACGGAGACAGTATGAACGTCGGGATGTACCTAGCATTTTTCAAATGGTGCTTTATGAGAATGTTCGGTGGTTGTTTTAACCTCGCTGAAACATTCAGATACGAATTGAAGAAGGGTGCGCCTGATTCAATCTTTGCTATCTGCGGGTTTCTTATTCTCTCATTGATTGCAGGTTTAGTGACAATATTGCTATCTGCTTGGTTGATTGATGATAAACCTACAGTTGGTATTATCGCAGGATCCTATTTCTGGCTTGCAGTGTTCACGTTCGTTTACAACATTGTCAAGGCAGCGTTTGAATGTTTCTTGGTTGAACGTGAGCGAGTATTTGAAGAATTGAAGCGATGAATGAAAAAGAAAATACATTCAGGGTTCTAAAGGACGAGGCCCCTCTTATGAAAAGTGTTTGGTGTCGTTTAGGAATCCACAATTGGACGATGTGGGGCGATCCGCAACAAGGCGTACATGAGAATGTATTCCTAGCTACTAAGCGTAAAGCGTTGTACCAATATCGTCATTGCGGCAACTGCAACAAGATTAACAGAGGTGTTACAGTATTAGGTTCCATTCATTATTAATTTCACACGCTTTATGGGGACTTAGGTCCCCTTTTTTTGCCTCAAGTGTTGACTTCTGATAGTCATAAGTATTATACTAGCAGAATGACAAAAGTGAAGCCGACAACGAAGGAACAATTAATTTACTTTATATTACATAATCTCAGTCTAGGAACTTATGATAAACGATTCCTAAACAACCTACAAACTATACAGATTAGTAATAGTAAACCAGTCACCAGTAATCAATCTGAACTTTTGGATAAGATTGTTTTGCGTTATGCAAAGCAACTTAGAAAGAAAGAATTGGATGCTAACGACATGGTTCAGTTGCCATGGACATCTGAGGTAGTGAACAGTTTGCCCGAGTTTACTCATGCATTTGTCACTATAGAAGATGACATTGTTACATTGCGTAGCCCGTTCAAAAAAGATTTTGTAAACGAGTTCAGGTCAACATCGTTGAGATTAGATTGGAATAAAGAAAACAAGATTTGGTCTGCACCGGTGTGCGAAGAAACGTTGAAGCACTTTATCAATATGACCAGTAAGCATTATGATAACTTGCATTTCTGTGAAAAGACTACTGAGATAATAAATACCCTTATAGAGTACGAATCTGCAAAGATATGGAACCCAACTCTATGCTACACTAACGGCAATTTGCTGATTGCTGGTATCAATAACGCACTAGCCGAAGCTATTGAGGGTTTAGAGTTCTCACTAGATTTGAATTCAATATGTAGGGTAATCGAATATGGAATCGATATCGATGATTCGGTAGTCGAAGCCCTGCAACATAACTCAATTGACTACAAACTGATTCAGTTTGCAAAAAGCATAGCACCTCAATTAGACATGCACGATGTGCCCTCGATTGTTGAATCACTCAAAGCAATTCAATGTGACTATGCTATTATTACTGAATCAATGTCACACACTAGAATCAATACTAAAAAGTTAGAAGATGAATTAGTGGCTGCTGGAATTACATGCAAAGTGATTGATAGAAAGTCTGACCTTAAATCAATAAAGTCACATGAGTACAAGTTGCCGGTGGCAATATACACTAACATATGGGTACCAAAAGAACGTTCTAGAGAACGATTAGGAGTATTAAAAACAGTGACTCTTACAAACAACAAACCAATAGATATTAAATGAAAGAATGTAAACTAATAATTAGGGACGAAGTCAATGTAAAGATTGAGGGTCTAGAACTAGGTGACCGCAAAGCATTGATGAAGATGTTCGAGTACGAGAAGCCTGGTGCAAGATATTTGCCAAGTGTCCGATTAGGTCGTTGGAACGGCAAGATTAGTTTCTTTAGCTTAGGTGGTAGCACTTACGTTAATCTACTACCTCAGATTCTTCCCTTGCTTGACCAAGCAGGTTATGATATTGAATTGGAAGACTTGCGTGAGTATTCAACTACGTTTAACTTTAACGAAGTAACAGAAGAAACATTTGCACACAAAGTATGGCCAGCTAAACACCCGATGGAGGGTAAGCCAGTTGTATTGCGTGACTATCAAATTGAAATCATTAACCAGTTTCTAACAAACCCACAATCAATTCAAGAGATTGCAACAGGCGCAGGCAAGACTCTTATAACAGCCGCACTATCGTATAGTATAGAATCGTATGGACGTAGTATTGTCATCGTACCTAACAAGAGTTTAGTTGTACAAACTGAAGCAGACTATATCAACTTAGGTCTTGACGTTGGTGTTTATTTTGGTGATAGAAAAGAATACGGCAAGACACATACAATCTGTACCTGGCAAAGTCTAGGTAACATGTTGAAGAATACTAAGTCAGGTGAAGCGGAAGTATCGATTGTTGATTTCTTAGAAGATGTTGTTTGCGTCATGGTCGATGAAGTACACATGGCAAAGGCAGAAGTGTTGAAAGAGTTGTTGACCGGTGTTATGGCTAACATCCCGATTCGTTGGGGACTTACTGGTACTATACCTAAAGCAATCTTTGAAGCACAATCGTTGTATGTGTCTCTGGGTAATGTTATTAATAAACTTGCCGCTAGTACATTACAAGAGATGGGTGTGTTGGCACAATGTCACGTTAACATTGTCCAGCTACAAGATAAAGTAGAATTCAGTAACTACCAAACTGAATTGAAGTACCTATTAGAGAATGATGACCGTATGACAACGATTTGTCATTTACTCGAAAAGATTAAAGATACCGGCAACACATTGATTCTAGTAGATAGAGTTAGTGCCGGTAAAGAGATTCAAACTAGACTAAGCACTGCGTTTGAATTGTCGAAACAAGACTATGAAGTTAGTTTTGTTTCTGGTGAAACTGATATGAAAGACAGAAAGGAACAGTATGATGAAGTGGCTACAGCTACTAACAAGGTTATTGTGGCGACTTATGGTGTGGCCGCTGTGGGTATTAATATTCCTCGGATTTTCAATCTGGTTCTTGTGGAACCCGGAAAGAGCTTTGTTCGAGTTATCCAATCTATTGGACGAGGTATTAGAAAGGCAGAAGATAAGGACTTTGTACAAATCTGGGATATTACGAGTTCCTGTAAATTCGCTAAACGACATTTAACGCAACGCAAGACTTTCTATAAGGAAGCTAACTACCCGTTTGACATTGAAAAACTTACATAT